GCTTGAACACAGATCCTGAACCGTGGATCCCTCGGCACCTGCTGCAAATTCGGGTTGCGGCAACTCATCCTGAAGGTGTCCGCCCCGGCCTGCATATAACCAGCTCGAATGTACCCGTCTGGTTCTAAGTGATCAATCAGCGACTCAACCATCTGCCTACGTTTTTCTACCTTCTTCCATCTCAAATATGTGTAAATAACAGAATGGTCAGTTACGTATTTCTGCATAGTAACTCTATCGACACTCGGCCTTTTTGTTTTTTCGCTAATCGGTTTTTCACCTAAAAGCACTGTAAATTTTTTCAGCAGCTGTGCAGGTGAATTTATATTAAAACCTGCGTATGTTTTAGTACCTCTACGCACGCTGCCCTCGTCTTTTGTACGCAAATTAAAGGAGCCGTCTGGGTCTCTAGGTAACTTGTGTTCATCGGGTAAGGCATCGTCAAGCTCTCTAATAAATTGATGCTTTAACTCTTCCTGATCAACTTCAAGCTCATCCCTGAGCTGGTACAGCAGACCTTCATCAAAAGGTAATCCGTTACGCCAAAGCGAAGCCATAGCAGGGAGAGCAGCACACTCCAGCAGCCAAGCTCTAAACAACTGGTTATTAGCCAACCACTGATTTAGTAAGTCAAACAGTTCAATTAGTACATACGCATCCAAGGCGCCGTACTCTAGTTGTTCTTTATCAAGATCACCCGACCAATCACTTTTTTGCTGATTTTTATCTAAATCAATTGATAAGTAGTTTGCTGCCAAACTCTTTAACGAATGCGGGCTTTTATGTAGGGTTCTTCCGTTAGTAACAACTCGACTGGCGAGCATTGTGCAAAAAGTCATCCCGCCGGGATAAATACCGTGCGCTTGTAACCATCCCAAGTCAAAGACGGCGTTGTGGGCCACCCATTGCTTGGATTGGGAAAAGAACAAACGTAATTTTTCCCAACCCGTTTCGTCCAGCTCCCAGCAGTCAATTACTACCGGAAGCTGATCACGACTAGCCAGCTGGAGCAGCCGCATTTTGCCCTCGGCGGGCTGGAGCTGAGTGGTCTCGCAGTCAAACGCGACGACCTCCGCATCCCACAGAACATCCAAGTGCTGCAGGCCAAAAAGAAAATCCACGCCAAGTAAGGCAACCGAACCCTTACTCTAACACACTAATAGACTCCCGTGCCGGGCAGTCCTCGGCATAGACGGACCCAGCCTCCGGGATTCCAAGCAGACACCTGTTCTCCCAGTGCACGCAATTCCGGCAGCTGGCACCCCCATCCAGCCTGGCGTACTTCCGCATCATCACCTCGCGCCTCATCTCCACCCGCCCTGCTGGGGTTTTGTTGTAACACTTTTGGCAGTAGATGGGATTGCGAGTGTTCTTGCCGCAGCTGTAGCAAATCCGCTCATTGATGTTTAATGAAACTTGCGTCATGAAAAGTGAACGTCAGATGCATTTTTTGTTAATCGAAGCCCCCAGTGTGGGGCGTGCTGAATTGCAAATTTAGGAACAATCGACTCCAGCGAAAAGAAGAACTGTTCACAAGCAAGACATTTGCGTTTTCGCAGCTTTTGTCTGTCTGTGTTGTTGCGTGTCAACACAACACGAGTGCGCTTACTTTCAGCGCCGCAGTGGGGGCAGTTCATTCAAGCCAGCTCCATGCTTGCCCGTTGCAAATGCGCCAGGCGTGTTTCTCATCAACATCAAACTCGAAAGCTAACTCGCGGTAGCTCCATCCATCTTTTCGCATTTTTCGCAAATGCTTTACAAGCTCAGGAGTCAACAAGGCAGAATGGTTTTCCTCTCCACGCTTAAACAGGGTGGATTCAGGAGGGTTCAAAACCCTTTCCGCTTTAATCACCACCGCGTGAGAAGTTCCCACATAACTCTTAAGTTCGTGCAGAAGCTCAAAGCACAAAGATCTGTAACTTGATCCCCCTGCTGGATCTTTTTTAGTCATTGGTTTACTTTTTGAGGTAAGCCTCCGTAGCCATCCGGTTAATGAGGCGATTCAAGTACCACTGGGCTTTTCGAGCGTCCTCGTAAGGATCGTTCTTCAGCCACATACGACTCAAATACTTGATAACCTGCCATTGGAGGCCCCCAAGCACTGGATCGGGCGCGGCCTTCACCCAATCTTCCAAAACCTCAATCACCTCCGTCTTCCCAGCTGTGTAGTGGGCGGGGTGATTAACGGAATCCACGGCGGTTAGTTTGAACTCGTTCATCATCCTTTAGAGGCTTGAACTGACAGATCGCCTTGGTAGCGCCCGGTCACTGAGTAGTCCTTGTTAGGCAGGAGTGACATCTTGTGGAACACAATCTGTCCGATCCGCATACCTGGCCACAGCGGAAGCGCGTGAAGCATTCGAGCATTCACGAGCTCGAGCGTGAGGCGGCCCGCATAACCAGGGTCGATGTACCCGGCCATCAGGTGTTCGATCCCTTCTCGCGCCCGACTGGACTTAAGCGCGAGTTGCCCCGCAACAACGTTCGGGACCTTGAACTGCTCCAACGTTTCCGCCAGTACGAACTCGCCTGGCTGGAGCATGAAAGGCAGTTCCTTCGAGTGCCCCGCGATGGAGAAAGGCGCTAGCTCGTTAGTCTGCGGCATCTCGATCATCAAGTTGTTGCCAAGCCGCACGTCCAAGGAAGCTGGATTAACCAGCTCCTGGTCGAACGGCTCAACAAGTCCTTTCCGAGCGAGGGTGTGAATCTCGTAATCGGGAAGGATTGCCATCAGGCTTTGGCTTCCTGCTGGAGCTGGACGTGCTTCCAGGTCTTACCCCACTTGATGCAGTTGATGGTGGTGATGTGAACGCCGAAGTCTTTGGCGATCTTGGCCACCGACTTACCACCGGTGGCCAGCTGGCGCTTGATGTCCAGCACCTTGGCGTCGTTCAACACCGACACCCCACGCCGCCCCTTGCGGCTGGACTTAGAAGTCTTGACTTGAGACTTCCCTGTGGGCTTGGTGATCGTTGGGGCAGCGCTATCAAGCACCACGCTGGTGGAGCTATCAAGGATGGATTGAATCTTTTTCAGCGCGTGGGTCAACTCCAGGTGCTGAGAATCCGAAAGGATGTGCATGTTCATTAGTCAGAACGCGAGCAGTGTAGTAGAGGAAAGCCCGATTAGGTGTCTAGTTCGAGCTTGATTGCTGCCTGGAAATAACCTGCAACCTTGATCCGGCGGTAGACATGACCACCTTCCTCTGACTGCTTATTTTCGATGGCGTCATAGGAGTGACGCGCCTCGTTCAAAGCAGCCAAGGTTTCAATGTTGAGCAGGTTGATCTCCTGATCAGACAGCTCAGAGAGCTTGTCCAGATAAACCGTCTTCCCGTTCAGAAGGTATGAACGGTAGAACGGCATCATTGAAGTGTCAGTCATGTAGATCCAGTTCCAGTCAGCCGAAGTACAGCTTGCGCCGCTCTTCGACCCAGGCATCGTATTCTGCCCGCGTTGCAAATCTGTGCTGGAACACGTCCGGCACGGTCAACTCAACTTTGGGCTTCTGCTGGCGCAGCTCGCGCAGATCGTTCCAGTTGTACCCGCGGGATTGGCGGTAGTAATCGGCGTACCAGTCAGTCATGCGAAGAAGTTGGGGTCTTGTTGTTTTAGCCGGGTGAGATCGGCGAGTCTCAGTTTGAGAATCTCGTGGATAGCAGCGCCGGCCAGTTTGCTGGAGCAGATTGTCTCGCTGGTGGCGAAGACGTAGATGAGGTGGCGGTAAAGCTGGGTCAGGGTGCGGACCTTGACCCAGTGGGTGTCGCCGGGGATGGGCTCGGTGCCGTATTCCCAGTCGTCGTAATCGTTGGCGTTACGAAGATCCCGCGCCTCACTCGTCGGGATCAATCGGTGCCCAGTCATCGACTCGTTCGGCGATGAGCTTGCAGAGTTCTGCATCAGTTGCCGGGATCAGGTCTTCATCCGAAAGGTAGAAGGAGCCTCGGCACAGGGCAGAGCCGTACTCTTCTGGATCCCATTGCGTTGCGTGGTGCGTAAGAACCACTTGGTCAACAACAGCAGTGACGCGGACGAGGCCATCGGGATCAAATTCGAGACTGTCAATTTCAAGTACCTGGCTCACTTGCTTTCCTCCACAGCAGTCTGACGAGTGGCAAGGGATTCCATCCACTGATCCCAGCTCATCTTGAGGAACTGTTCGAGGTCCTCCAGTTCTTCGAGCCGGGCAATGTAGAAGGAGGGACTGACGATCCCGGCCTGCTCCATGTCGGTGATTTTCTGCTGCATCACGGCCTTGGCTGCCAAGACGGCGTAGTACCAAGGGCTGAGCTTGAGGTTGTCAATTTGAGTAGTGTGATTCATTTACACAAAAGAAAAAGGCAGGCCATCGCTGACCTGCCCATAGCGTTACACAGAAAGAGCCAACGGTCAAGCGCTGGAGCAGCTAGCTTTGGGATTCGAAACCTTTCTTGAGGGTCTCGAAGCGTCCGCCGACGGCAGGCGACGGTGAGGGGAGGACTGCTCCGGCAAGCTCCCCACCTGCCTCACTCTTCAACGCCCAGGGCGGCGGGCTCGTACTGGGTCAGCACGGCCACGTCCGCACCCTGCTTAAGCGCCGTCCCAACGATGTAGTGGAACTGCGCTCGCGCATCCGGGCATTCCTCGATCTGGTATTCCTCGACCTCGTAGGCCACCCCCTTCCGATACCACTCGATCCGCACCACAGCCATCAGCTCGTAGGGGATGTCCCCGACGGTGTACCCCAGGATTGGCTTCCTGGGGCGCTTGGGCTGGGGCGGTTCAGGTTTAGCCACGGGATCCCTCCAAAACAGCCACGCGGCAACCCGCATGAGCCCTAAGAAGAAATTAGGTGGTTTCAACCCGAGTGAGTTCAGCTTCAATAAGTTTGCGGACCCACAGGCTGACTGGGACATCCGAATCCTTACAGTGCTGCGAAAGTTTTTCGTACAGCGCTGGGAGCATCGTCACGCTGACTAACTTTCGATTACTTCTTGAGTTTGCCATTAAACCTTAGTTTCGTGAACCTTTCTAGCAAACCCACCCCCGTGGTGTTTCCAGTTGCTCGGTAAAGCAGCAACCCGTGGACCTTCCTCTTCCTTCACATAACCACTGGCATAAAACTGCGTTAAACACGCAGGACAAGTCGCTTTTATTGGACTCGTATCCCGAGGTCTCAAATTAAACAGAGGCAATCTATGCTCGGCAATACAATGGTAGTAATTAAACATGCGAGCCATAAAGGTAGCCTGTTTTGAGTGGAGTAAAACTTGCCCCGTCAACTTTTCTCGTTGGAATAATTCTTGTATATCACGTAAGATAAAAATAGGGCTTTCCTGTCTATTAACTGCATCGACGATGGTCTCTTTATTGACGCGATTTATATCAGATCGAAACTCTTTGGTGTAAGTAGCTTGACAGAACATATGCCAAACCAAAGCGCCGATCGGAGAGCCTATGAAATCGCAGAACTGGTCTATCGAATGGTCGTAACCGGGCTCATCTAGCTGCAATTTTTTGGGAATAAATGCTTCCCAAGCGGGAACATTATCTGGGTCAGTTAGCCACTCTTCCGTTGGCGTGTACTGATATGGACCGTGATCCAGTTCAAAGCTCCAAGGCACAATAAAATTCCGACAACTTGGTCGGTCTGGGAAGGTACTGATTGAGCCAGGACGGAAGGGCGGCTGGGACCGCCCTTTTGTTCCGTCTTGTTAGATCATATAAAAACTACAGCAGATGTCAAGCGGATATGTCGCCTGCTGCGTCTCATGTGTCCCAAGCGTCCATCGCATCCTGAAGGTGCTTTTCGACGACTTCCGGCGGCAAAACCCTATTCACACGCGAGTCGTGTAAAAAATCCACTTCCGTTGCGCCGGAAGGGTTCTTATTGACAAAGTCGTTTTGTAAAAAGTCCGGTTTGTCAAAAGTCGGAGCTGTCTCAGCTGAGACTGCCTTAGCCGCCCCAGTAGTACAGCTGGGTTTTTTGACAAAATCCTTTTTTGACAAACCGTTGTCAAAATTCAAATCCGTTCCAGTGCAGTCATTCTCGAATTTTTTACACACATTCTCGTGACTATTAGGAAACTGCTTCTTCGAGGTGAAACCTGGTACAGCCGTACCAATAGCCCGGTAGTACACCTGGGGCCTTCCCTTGAGACTGGGCGCATCGTCCGGCTTGGGACATTCCTGGATCAGCTGGTAGTCCTTCAGCTTCTTCAGGCCGTACCGGATGGCACGCTCCTTGTGCTTGCCTCCCAGCGTCTCGTGATCCACGAATTTGCTGGCTGACCACGGCTCTCCCGTGATCCGCATGACCTCCAGCATGTCCAGGGTGTGTTGACCGGGCGTATTCGGCTTGACGGTGTTATCGGTGTCTGGGACCGGCCCTATCTGGTACGTGTAGTCCTGCATAAGGGTGAAGATCATCCGCTGCCCTTCTCGGTCATCTCGACTCTTCTCGACGGTGATAACGCGGCTGTTGAAGGCCAGCTGGAGCGTCATCAACTCCTCCATGCCAAGTTTCCGCATATTCCAGGTCTCGTCCACAGCGGCCTTAATCGCCCCGGTCCCGCGAAATTGGCCAGCCTTCGTGTTGTGGTGTATCACAATAATTGTGCAAGCCGGAAAATCTTCACCGTTGCGCCGTGCAAGACGCTTTAACGGCATCGCATATTCCCGCCGATTCTCCTCATATGGATTGGAGTCGTTGCAGCCATCCAAGCTGTCAATAATCACCAAGTCGTACTTGTGTTTTTTCTGGATCTTGACGAAACGGCGATACCAGGACATATCCCACTCGCCAATAACATCAACACCTCGCTCAACTCCAATCGTTGCAAACTGCCTCCGCAAAACCCGCTCGTTTTGATCTCCATTCAGCCAGAGAATTTTCGACTTCTTTACCGGCACCATTCCGCCATGAACATTGAAAGCCTTTCCTTGTGACAAGTGCTTTGCCAATGTCTGGCACATCGCGGTTTTGCCCGTGCCACCATCAGCGTGGAGCAACAAAGTCCAAGGCTTCGGCAGTAGCCCTGGAATCAAGTAATCGAAAGCCTCCGACTTAAGACTCTCCAGAGGCTGCGGCCCAGACCCTTTAGTACGTTCGTACGACAGGTGTGCGTCGATCATCCGATCAACGGAGATTGCCCCGTCCCTCCTGCCAGCTTCAAGACCGAGGAGGTGCTTGGCCTGATCCAACAGAGCCGGGTTCTCTTCCGCTTCTTCCAGCTCCAGCGCCTTAGTAATCAGCGTCTGTCCATCCAGATAGTCCTGCCGGAAGCGAACAGGTCGAGCTTCCGCATCGCTAACAATTTTCCGCAGATCCTCAGGAAGCCACTGCCTACCTGGGACGTTATCGTCTGCCATATAAAACAGTGTCCCTAAAGTAACTG